TTGTTGCTTCTGCGTTGTATTAAACCTACAATATAACGCTGTCCTTCTATATGTCTTAACTGATGATCAGATACTTCAGGTCCTGCTACGGTTTCAATCGTAATAGACCTTAGATAATTTAAAAATGTTTTACCTGCATCGGATGTGAATAATGCTCTTGATACTGCGTTGAGTGCTTCTTCCTGGTCTGGTGTTCTTTCCATACCATCAAGCCCTATCAGCGTTTTGACTTTCTTTTCTGCCATGCTACACCTCATGTAATTAATTGTTCCACGTGAAACATTGAGGAAGTAAAGGTACTTTCATTAAACTGTGGGGGTTAAATGTGCTTCACTTCCCACTTGATAATATAAAATTGTTACCAAAAGTCAAGGACTTATTGACCCTCCATAACTCCTTCGGCTGGAGTGCCTTGTGCAGCTTGTTGTGTTTGTGAATATTGTTGCATTTGCGCCATCATTTGCGCCATTTCTTCTGGGGATCTAATTAATTCTTCTGGTATGCCTAGTTTTTTAGCAATGTATTTGGCTACTTCATCTTGCTTAATCATTATATTTAATAGTTGTGGGCCAACTCTGCCTTGTATCAAACCTAAGAATCTATCAATGTTTACCACATCTGATTGATATTGAGCCTGTGCTAATGGGCTAGAAGATTTAATTTGTACTTCTTTACCATTAACAGTAGGTATTTCTATACGACCTTGTTTTTTAAGAATATATATTACTCTAGCTAATACAGGATTAACCATTTCTGCTTGTAATCTACCAAACGCAGCACCTATTTGCCTAGACAAATCAGCTTGTCTTTCAGCTACTTCTGTTGCAGACATTGGTGTTTTTTCATTTGGATTGCCTAACATGTCATTGTATAACGCTTTCTTAATATTGGTTCTCATATCACGCAATACCAAATCAGATACATTAAAGTTACCTGCTTGTGCTATCGGTTGTAAACCTGCGCTACCTGCTGCTTTCGGAATAACTGTACCTGGAATAAGTGCAATGTTGTCAACATTAATGACTCCATCATCTTCCACTTGATACATACCTGAAATACTCATTTGTGCGTTTTCTAATATTAGTTCTACAACTAAGTTAGACGTTTTTATTGCAGGCAACGCAAACTGTAATGGCCCTCTGCCGTATGTTTCACCAGAACATTTAGACCAACGATACGTAATGTATGGATTACTACCCACACCTTTGTATTCTTCTTCATATATTTTATGCTCATAGTCTTTGGCTATAGCACAAAATATATTTACTTCTTCTTTAGTTTGAGAATAATCACGATACAATGTTTCAATAATAGTAATTTCCTTGTCGGGGTTTGCTTCCATATCCATAGCCATTTTGTCATTGTAGATTGGAGTTGCATACGCAAACGTAAGTTCTTTTAATTTCATTTTACGTGTACGATATACTGCATCTACCTTGTCATCATGACCGCTTGTTAAACATACTTGTGGTAATGGAATAGCTTTAAATCTTACTGGTTGAACCGCATCGCCTTCTTCAACTAATAAAACTCCTGTGCCTAAAGCAATATCAAGAAATGTTTCATGCACTTCTTGAGAAAAGTTACTATTTTGTAGAACTTCAAACACATATTCAGTAACTTCATCTAGTGCTAGATTTACATCTTTTTGTTGATTTTTTGGTACTTCTGTACCTGCAACAAACTCAGCCCATCTAGCATAGTTAGGTACTATGCCTGATTGCAATCTACTTGCAAATTCTTGTACACCTACTACTGCTGTCTCATCAAAGATATGATCGGTTCTTCTTCTACCTGGAGTTTCAGCAAAAAATGATTCTCTTTGTGGTAGTGCATATTCATAACATTCTTCAAATACAGACACCCATTGATCTTTTAAAGATTTAGCATGAGCATATTTTGCTAAAAGTTTTTTAACAGGATTTTGTATTTGAGCTACATTTAATTCTGGTTTGCTATCTATCATTATGCTCCTAATGTTCCTTTAGTTTGATAAGTATCAGCAACATCAAAACCACTTCCGCCTTTCTTTTTGCCAGCCATAAGACTTCTTCTGCCACGTCTACCTGCTGCTATAGCTTGAGATAATTCTAATTGTTCTTCTTTTTGCTGTTCAGCAGTTCTTCTTTCTTCTTTTAATGCATCTCTTTGCGCACGCCTATTTGCTTCTCTAGCCTCTATTTCTTCTCTTGTTGGTCCTGGTACGCTAGGTGTTCCTGTACACATTATCTGTTTCTCCTATCATGGATATTACGCTTTGGCTTCACAGTATAAACATCAAAAGCTCGTTTTGCTACAAAAGGTTTACTTGTCTTTCCTCCAAGCACTAAACTTCTCCCTTCTCCTGCACCTAACAATAAATACTGTAGTGCATCATGTATGTGTGAAAACCTATTCTTGTTTGGCTTCTCATCATAGCGTTCACCACTTGTTTGTATACGCTTGTAATGATAACCACCACTAAATCCTTTTATCAAGTTAATACATTTTGGATCAATTAACAAGCCTGATTCTCCATCTGTCATCCTTGTTAAAGTAGCATTAACTGCTTCTAATCTAATTAAAACATCATTTGATGGTGCTGGTCTAGCATTAATTCCTTTGGATCTCAGTATTTGAAAGGGTGTTGCCTCATCTGTTTGCACTCTATGATCACCTGCTGGATCACCAAAAATGTGAAATGTACGTGGAGCATACAATGCCATGTGTTGTTTTAACAAATCACTATACCTTACAATACCCATATCCTCCGCTACCAGCTCATCTAACAATACCCATCTACCACGTATGCGTTGAGCAAACACACAAGCTGGAGTCAATCCAAAATCTATTCCCATGTAGATTGGTAACTTATCTGCAACCAAACAATCACTCCTGGCTACATGCACATCATGTCTAAAGGAATCATAAACAGGCTTACCATCTTCAATAAGTCCAAGTTTATTAAGGACATACACGTCTATCCAAGACTTGGTCTTACCTCTAATAATATTAGGGTAATAGTTTTTGGTAAGGTTGTTTATATTCTCTGCTTCGTCATTACGTTCGTATCGATCTACTGTTTTGTCTTTACCTATGATCTCATCCATTGCTGGAGGTTGATTAAAGAAAGTCCAGTTATCAGGTTTAACTAACATTTTTGCTTCTTGTTTAGTGAGATAGTCAGGTAAGACAGTTTCTCCTGCAAGTATTGGCCACCAATGCTCAGTATCAGGAGCGTTGGTATCGCAAATAACGCCATACCAGCTAGGACCACCATCACGCATAGATGGATAACGGCCAACACGCATAGTACAAGCATCGATGATAGACTTTGGAATCTCTCTTGCTTCATTTACCCATACTCCTGTAAGTTCAAGGGATAATAGTTTTTTGACATCTTCTGGTCGATCTAATGCTAAGAAGATAACTTCTAACTCAATATCACCTTTTTTAATCATGTGCGTAAACGGCACGCTATATAGAAACTTACCCCATTCTTCTTCTGGAAACCAGTCTAACCAAGTCTTGATGGTGGTTGTTTTAAGTTGCGGATTAGTATTTCTTATGACTGCCCATCTACTTTTCCTTATACCGTCAGCATTAGGCTCTTGTAGTAAAGCACGTCTAAGTATTTCAATACAGCATGATACAGACTTGCCACTACCTACAGGTCCACGCAAACCACGAAAGAAACTATCGTCTTTCATAAAGGCTTTTACAATAGGACCAGGAGCTTTATAGTTGAGTGATGCCATACTTGACCGCTAATTCATAGAGTTTTTCTACTGCTTGTGGCGACATAGCTGACAAAATTCTATTTGCCTCCATGTCTGTTACAAAGTTTTTAGGATAATGTTTCATGTGCTGAGTCTTAACAACTACACGTACTTTATTCCATTGCTCTTTGCTGTATACATTAGGGTTAACAACATCTCTAGGTTGATTGGTCCAGCCATCATTCATATTAATCTCCAAGTTCGTGTACTAATAAATCTTTGTTTTTAAGATAATGTTCATAACCAGCTTTTACACTTTCATATGTTTCATCCTCTGAATAATCTCTTTGTGCTGCCCATTCGGCCATTTTAAATACTTCTTCATCGCCTAAATAATAATCAACAAATCTTTCTTTTTTTCCTGCATTATTTATAAAATTTTTTGTGCCATTCTCCATAACCACCATTGCTTTTACAAAATAAGGAATATCTTGTGGTTTTATATTATTTTGATCAAAGCCATCAGGTATTGTAATGTTGTATTGTTTGGCTATTTTTTGATCGCTTATAAATTTTCTATTAAAACGAACTGTATCTTGATCATTAACTCTTTTATCACTTTCAGTATATTGTTCATAATTACTAAATGCTTTATCTAATCCTAAATAAGTTTGTCCTTGTAACATTCCAGTAACACGACCATTATAATCACTTACACTATTCTCTGTAGATGGAGCATATTTGTTAAACACATTAACAGATTGTTTCATTTTTTCATTTCTTATTTCACCATCTATTAATTGAAAATAACCTGATCCTTGTAATACTTTAAACATAGCTCGTATACCCCACATCTTATGTTCAAAAGATGCAAAAGGTTTTTTCCCTTTTTCATCTTTTCTATGTAGTGCGTACATATCATTCATGCCAGCCCATTGACTGGCCCTAGAATTTTTGTAAAAAAATCCAGATGGCATTTCTTTGTCTTTTAAATTTTTTAAATCTTTTTTTGTAGCAGCAGTTAAGTTTTTGTCTTGATCTAAAAGACTTCTGTTCATGTTAAGCACTTCTATATTGCCTGGATTATTACGCAATACTGCCATTAGACTACCTGCTGGTCATAAATAATAGCTTTAGCCATCTTCTCTGCATCTTCAACACTATGACCTTTGATCATCTTGTACTCTACATACTGGTCATACTGTCTTTGCTTTTCTTTGTTACGTAAGACTTCTTCGTTGGCTATCATGTTAGCCGCACGCTTCTCAGCTTTCTCCATCTTAGTAAGTTTCTTTTTGGGTGTACCGAGTGGTTTTACTTTTGGCATACTACCTCCTAGCAGTTCCAGGCTCTTAATGATTTGTTGATTCTTGACTGCGGATCTCTTGCAGTCTTAGCTGACGTTAGTTTAGACTTCATGCCTTTCATCCTAGCGCAGAAAGACTTACGCCTAGCTTTGTCTTTACTGGTCTTAGGTTTGGGTGCAGGGGGTTTTAAGTTACCGCCTGTAGAATTGTTGTAACTGGCTCGACCTTTGGCATTTAACCCACCTTTGGGGTTCTTACCAGCTTTACGTTGCCATGCTGGAGTTGTCATTAGTACTTAATTTTTTTTGGTTTAGGTGTTTTGACCTTCTTTTTCTTCATACCCTTCATGCTTTCTTCTCCTTTTTCATTTCAGCTTTCGCTTTGAGATGTTTAACCAATAATTTTTTCTGCATCCCTTTGGACAAATCCTTAAAGTGCATTAATGGTTTACTTGATTTTGTATGAGTCTTGCCTGAATGTAAAGAACCATCTTTCATTTTGTGAGTTTGGCCTGTAAACAAACTACCAGACTTAGTGTAATGCGGTACGCCTTTCATTATGCACTCCTATACTTTTTGGTTTTACTTGCGATGTCTTTTGGCTGACTACTAAATTGCTTACCTTTGGCCGTATCTGCTCTCTTCTTAGCCGTAGTCTTAGCATATTCTTTGGCTGACAGTCTGGCAATAGCTTTCTTTGGTAGATAGCGTTCCCCAGTCTCACTTGATTTCTTACCTGACTTCGTACCCCAGTCTTGCTTGGACCATTTAGATAGTTTGTTGCTAGATTTTTTTGCACCTGAGTATGTACCACCAGACTGCTTGTAATACTTAACGGCTAACTGCATGGCTCTGGCTGAGTGTTTACCACCCATCTTAGCTTTGGCTCTGGCTTTCGCTGCGGCCCATTTAGCAGGGTTGCGTTTGGTTGCGGTACTCATTACGTACCTAAGGTCTTTTTGGTTTTCTCTGCTTGTTTTCTTGCCATCCTGCGCCTGGTTAAGTCTCTACGCTGCGATGGAAACAAAGTCTTAACATCACCGCCAAACAATGTCTTTTGTGATGCGGTACGCCTGGTCTCTTTGGCTTGCTTTGCAGACCTTGCTGCATCTGCCTTCCCAAACGAGGATGACTTATACGTACTATCTTGTGCTACTGGCAATAGTATTCCTGTATAGGCCTTGCCTGTCTTTTGTTGGTAGATATCGGCTGCTTCTCTGGTTACGCCTTTATCGTAGTCCTGAATCCTTGCACTTGGCGGTATTGCTAATCGTCTTTGATAAAACGTTACGCCTGGCCCTTGTACTCTTTTGAAGTACTTAAAGAACGGATCTTGCATCTGTCTTCTTAAATGTTCTGCTCCAATCATTTCTTTACTATAGCTAAAAAAAAATATATTTCAAGTGCGAGTTCTGGGAAAAAATAATGCGTGTATACTACCTCTCTCTAGTAACATGTGTAGTTTTTTGAACCCACCCTCGGTGGTACTACGCCTTTGTGTTTTTTTGTTTTTAGTTTATAGTCAGAGCAGGTTAACCTAGATCGATATGTACCTTGAAGTCTCCAACAATCTGATGCTGGTGTTTATCGGGTGCTTTGAATCCTGCTCTGTCTAATATGTCTTTGGCACTTTCCAT